TCTAGTTTTTCCTTGCGCCACTTTATCCAAAGGTCTCCGCTCATCTTTGAGAGTGTCTGTCCACACAGTCGGGAAACGTTCACCTTGCCTTGCAGCTTCAACACGTTGATCCATGAGGCGCTCCATATCCGCATCCAATTTATAATCATCACTCCCAAGCCAAAAAGTCTTGCCTGGTAGGGAGTTTTGTTTGCGGAATGGGTATCCCGGAGAAGTGGTTCTCTTCATCGGAGGAGCAAAATCATCTCCGGCAATTCCGACAACACTCTCCCAGTTCGTTAGAACACGCTGCCGTTCGATATCTGGACGAAAGTTCCGCTGAACATCATTCTTAACAACGTTGAGGAAATCGTCGTCGATGGGAGCGCACATGACACCACACTTGGTCAAACCCTTCAACATTGGATCAAATTTAGCACCATCAACCTCAATGGTTCCAAGTGGAGCCGGCGCGGTAATTGGTGGAGTAACAAGTCCAAAAATTGGTGAAGGTCGAAGTTTAGTCTTGGTCGAACCAACAACAGAGTATTCGCTCTTTCCACAGAAACCGAAATTTCCTGCTGGCAAGACGAGACTCTCTTGTGGACACAAATGCGAAACCGCTTCCACGGGCAAGCTGATTTGAGCCAGTTGCGAAAGCTGCTTCAAAGCATGTTCTATCTCATCAGCATTGAGTGGAGTGGAAAATCCGTGTCCAACATTACCTGCAACATGGAATCCAATAATCTTGCGAGAAATCTGGGTCGAGATGATCAAGAGTGGAGAACCACAATCGCCTTGCCCAGTCTCCATGTCATAAGTGTAACACTTCCTCAAAGTCAAGACATTATTTTGGTCATCCCCATACTGGAGAGGTGTGTCACGTGATTTGACATCGCCAAAGCGCTGAATAAATCCCGAACGATCAGGAGTAATGAGAACACCTCTAATGTTGACAAACTTGGACATCTCATTAGAATTAATGATACTTCCAGTAACATCAGCATGGTCTGTGACGCTTCGTGGAAGTTCCATCAGAATCTGATCCTTTGGATGACCCCCACGATCCATGATCTCAACTATCTTGATATCTTTCACACGAATGGTAAAGCCAGCGGGAAGATTCTTATTCCAAATGTTGATTTCATCACTCTCAGCCAAGAAGGGTAACAAGTGTCGCACGGTCATAAAAATTCGGCCCTTGACGAAAAATCCTCGCAAAGTTGCTAAATTCTTACCCTGCTTACGCAAAGTAATGGAATAGACGTTGTTGATCAATCTCAAAGCAACATTGAAAGTATTTGGATCGCGCTGCAACTCAGTTCGGCCCTCGACCTTAGGAGGCGTGCTCTTAACAGTCTTTGGGTCACCTGATGCGGCAATCTCGACTTTCCGTATAACACTCTTGGCGGTTTTTGGATCACCAGAAGCTGCAATCTCAACCTTCCTCACCACTGGTTTGAAAGTTTTTGGATCCCCGGAAGAGGAAATTTCACATCCATGTGCAGCGAGATCTTCAGGTGAAGGGTTCTCATTGATAAAGTATGTGCCTGTTGCAGCGTCCTCTTCGACAAAAATTGGAGCAAGGTAATCAACCTCCGGTTCTTTACGATCACTCATAAATGTCTTAAACAAGCCAACAACAAGCGGAGCAACGAGAAGCAATCCAGCAACATAGGGATGCGCCTCCAAAACTTCCTTAGCCTTTTGCAAGAAAGCGGAGGGGTCCCAAGTAAAACTGGACCACGAATCCAAAAAACGATCATGCCAAGTGCGCTTGCGTCGAATTTGCCCCAAAGAGAAAATGCGCCAAACGCTTGCATGAAGTTCGCTCAAACCCAAAGCTTGTGCCATTTGCAAATTTTCCTTCGCAGCCGCACAAACAAATGTCAGATCCTCTGGCAAATTGGTCAACAAGAGTTCCCGAAATTCCTCAGTGCAGGCATCTGACATAGCTTGGATATCAGCATGCATTGAGCTAACAGAGAAATTCTCAATGATCTCAGTAAATTCC